CGCTATATTATTATTAAAATACGGAAAGTTTGAGGAGGAATAAAAAATGGAAACTATAAACGATAAATTTAACAAATTATCATACGCTATTAACGCTGTTATGGCTTGTTTAGAACACGATGGCGTTTTAGTAGATATGCACGGATTGACATATTGGGCTAGTGAGGTCGAAAGATTAAGAAAGGAAATAAAGGAGGCTTTATAATATGATAACTAGAAAAGAATTTAAAAAGTTAAAAGAATTAATTAAAAAGAATTATAAGGACGCTGATTGTGGGCTTTATAATACACGAAATATAGCAGGAGACACTATGACAGTGTTATATAAAAACGGAGATATAAGGTTAGAAATATGTTATTATTGGGCTTATTTTGAAGTTTTTGGATTATCTGAAGAAGAATTTAAATTATTACATAAATTTTATGAAAGTTTAGGAGGAATATAATATGAAAATACAATACGAACAATATTATGTAGAAAAAGTAGACATAACAATAATTATGAAAGCAATTATCAATGAAAAAGACGAACCAATTAAATATGAATTGAGTGGTTATTACTTTGGAAAACCTTCAATATATGGTTTAGAAGAATTTAAAGATAACAAAGGAAAGTAAGAGGTAAAATAATATGAGAAGATTTGATTTATTTATATTAATATTAATGTTTATACTATTTATGTTTGATTTTACAATCTTAGCTGGGATTATTTGTGCATCTTATAGTATATCATTTGGAATTGATGCAATATTAGTAGGTAAAAGATAATGAAAAAATATATTATTACATATATAGAATATGAAAGAGGACACTTACAAGATATTACAAAAGCATTTATAGATAATTATGAAATAGAAGCAACAACAAAAGAAGAAGCATATAATAAATTTGAAAAAAAGCCCTACTTAGATATGGATTATATAAGAATATTAAATATTATAGAATTAGAAGAATTAAAAAAAGAAGGTGAATAAAATCAGCAAAAAAGTTTTTCTTGACTTAATTAATAAGTTATGATAGAATAGGTTTATAGAAAGAAGGAGAAAGTATGGAGAAAAAAGTTAGAGTAAATTCAAAATATGGAAATTGGATTTATAGAAAGGAAGTAGACTTAGAAGATAGTTCAAATTATATGTACTACTTTTATGGTACTGATGCAAATGGTAAAGAGTGGTTTGGTATGACACCATTCTATCACGAAATATTATGGTTTATTAAAGCAGACGATAACGACAAAGAAGCATTTCTTAGATTTTAGAAGGAGGATAATATGAAAATATTAGTTGCTTGTGAAGAAAGTCAAGCGATAACAATTGAATTTAGAAAATTAGGACACGAGGCATACAGTTGTGATTTAATCGAATGTTCAGGGGGGCATCCAGAGTGGCATATAAAACAAGATGCTATTCCATTATTAAATGGTAAATGTAAGTTTTATACTTGCGACGGAATACAACACGTAATCAAAAATAAATGGGATATGATAATAGCTCACCCACCTTGTACTCATTTGTCTTCAACAGGACAATGGGCTTATAAGAAAGGTAAACCTATATCATTAAGAGAAGATGCTGTAGATTTCTTTATGAAATTTATAAACGCAGATTGTGATAAAATAGCAGTAGAAAATCCAGTAGGAATAATGTCTACTAGGTATCAAAAGCCTACTCAAATAATTCATCCGTGGCAATTTGGCGACGAAGCTGAAAAAACTACTTGTTTATGGCTTAAAGGTTTACCAAAATTACAACCAACTAGAATAGTTGGTAAGGGAGAAATGTTTGATTACGTAAATCCTAAAACTGGAGGTATTAAACATTATCCTAAATGGTTAATGGATGCTTTAAAAGCTAAAACTCCAGAAGAACGCTCTAGATTACGTTCTAAAACATTTCACGGAATAGCCGTAGCAATAGCTACTCAGTGGTCTAATTTTGAAGATTAAGTAATAATTGACTTGGCGTTGAGTTTATGGTAGACTTATAAGTAGTAAAGGAGGATAGGAAATGACAAAAGAACAAGAAAGATTGTCTCCAGAAGCAATTGCTAACAAAAGACGTTATAATCTTGAATATAGAAAGAGAAATTATAAGAATTTTACAGTTGGTTTAACGGTAGAAGAATACAACGAAGCAAAAAAAATATTATCCGATAATCATTTGTCTAATTTAGAGTTTGTTAGATTAGCATTAAATTTATTAAAAAATGGAAAAATTAGTAAAGAAAGTTAATTTTTCCTTCTTAATACTTGACTTAATGTAATATATCTGATATACTTGATATACAATATAGGAGGATAATATATGGCAATATTGAGAATAAATAAAACAAAAGACTATACAACAATGAGTAATTATCACTTTAAAGATAAAAGATTAAGTTTGAAAGCTAAAGGTTTATTAAGTGAAATGTTGTCTCTACCAGAAAATTGGGACTATTCAATTGCTGGTTTAGTTGCAATTAATAAAGAAGAAGAAACTGCTATTAAATCAACTCTTAATGAATTAAAACAATTTAATTATTTAGTAGTAAATAAATTAATGCCTAATGAAACTGATAGTGGTAGATATGAGTATGTATACGATATATATGAGATGCCAAAAAAACAAGAGGGTGATTTTCTAGGGGTTGAAATTCAAGGGGTAGAAAATCAAGGGCAATATAATACTAATAATAAAACAAATAATAATAAAAATAATAATAGTATATATGAGTACTATGAAAATAAAATAGGACTAATTTATCCTAATCAATATGAGTTATTTAATGATTTGCTTGATAAGGTAGGAGAAGATAAAGTTAAAGAAGCTATTGATATAGCAGTAGGTAGTGGTAAAAAAGTTAATCTTAACTATATAATATCAATTGCTAATAGTTCTAAAAAAGTTTCTACTAATTCAAAAAGAAATTATACTGAGATGACAGTTCCAAAATGGATGATAAATGAGCCTCAAAAAGAAGAAATGTCTGAAGAAGAACTTAAAGAATTAGAAGAAGAAATGAGTATATTTAAATGAGTCTTAAAAAAAGAAACGAATTAGATAGATACTATGAAAATACTGAAGACGTAAGAATTATATGCAAATGTGGTCATAGAGCAAAATTACCTGTTATGAAAAGCTATACAATTTGCAGTTGGTGTGGCGCTAAAATAGTTAATAATTCTAAAGCAAGATTTAAATATATGCTAAAAAGAAAAATGGAGGAAGAAAATGAAAATATTAAAAAGAGAATATAGTATTGAGAAAAAAGAAGATAGATATGTGTTAAATAGAATTACTTATACTGATACTGGATTCAATATTCAAGGTAAAGCATTTAAAACTAGAAAAGAATGTACTGATTTAATTTCTAAATTAAAAAAAGGAGTGATATTATGGAATACAATTTAGAAGAATTAAAAGATAAAGAATACAACATTGGTATTATTAAACATAAATATTATAAAGTTTTAAATTATGACGGAAATGTAGAAAAATTAAAGGAATATGTTAGTAATTTAAATGAAGTTAGTATGTTTAATATAGATTATTACATACATAAAATTGAAGAAAACGAAGCTATAATTGAAGAAGTTATAGATACATTAGATTAGGAGGAAGAAAAATGCGAACTACACACAAAGAAAGAGTATTAAAGTATATGCAAGACTTTGGAAGCATTACTAGCTTAGATGCTTTTAGAGACTTAGGAAATACTAGATTAAGTGCATCTATTTGGTTATTAAGACACAAAGACGGTCTTGATATAAAAAGCGTATCAGAATCAGCTAAAAATAGATATGGAGATACTGTTTCATATTTTAGATACTACTTAGCTGGTAGTGATTATGAAAAACAATTAAAAATGAAGGAGAATGAATAATGGAAACAAAAAATATTTATCAAAAAATGAGTGCAATTACAAACGAGTTAGGAGTAGTTGCTAAAAACTTAAGCGTAGATATGGGTGGAGGTAGAAGTTATAAAGCAGTACAAGAAAAAGACATTCTAGATGCTGTAAAACCATTAGAAGAAAAATACGGTGTTTATTCTTACCCATTAGACAGCAATATTGTGGATAGAGATATTTTAGTAAAAGAATCTGAATATAAAGAAAAAGTCACTAAAACAAATACTTTATTTATGAGACTAGAAAGAACGTATAGATTTGTTAATATGGATAATCCTGAAGAATATGTAGATATTAAATCATACGGAGACGGATTAGATACTGGAGATAAAGCACCAGGTAAAGCAATGACTTACGCTGATAAGTACGCTTTAATGAAAGCATATAAGATAGCTACTGGAGACGACCCAGATAAAGACGCAAGTCCTGAAAATGGTTATTCAAAAACAAATAAAGAAACTTATAGAGAAAAGTTAATCAAATATTGTAATGAAAACAACATTGATTTAACTGAAATAAGTAAAGATTATAGTTTAAGTAAAACTTCTACTGAAAATGATTATAAGAAAGCATATGAGGACTTAACTAAATAATGCAAAAATCAGTAGAAGAAGATAGAAACTTATATATAGGAGGGTCTGATATACCTATCATAATGGGTATATCGCCCTTCAAATCTTATTATCAATTATTAAAAGAAAAAGTAGGAATAGAAGAACCTATACACGTTGAAAATGAATACGTTGAATATGGAAATGTAATGGAAGAAAAAATAAGAAATTATGTTAGTGAGTGTCACGAAACATTATTTAAAGAAGATAAATTAATAAAAGGTGATATTCGTTGCCACGTAGACGGATTCAATGGTAATGAAATAATTGAGATTAAGACAACAAGTAGAATACATAAAAGGGTTAGAACTTATAAATACTATATCGTACAACTTTTATTCTATATGATTAATTATGGCGTTGAATATGGTTATTTAGAAGTATATGAAAGACCTAAAGACTTTAATACTGATTTTGATTCTGAAAGACTTACTGAATATTGTATAGGAATAGACGATTTTCAAGACTGGATAGAAGAAATAAAACAAGCAGTAGAAAAGTTTAGAGTAGATAAAAAAAGATTAGAAGAAAACGTATTGTTAGGAGAGGACGATTTTAAATGATAAAAATAACAGGTGATAATGTAAAAGTTTGGAAAAATGAAACAACTAATAGTGAGGGAGAAACAAGAGTTTACTACACTTATTCAATAGCTAATAAAATTACTGAAAATTCTTATGAATATATGAGTAAAAATATTAAGTTTAAAAAAGACTGTGAACCTGGAGAAACTTGTAATATTAAGATTAACAGCGCTTTTCAGTCCTTTTATAAAAAAGGTGAAGAGAAAGTCGATTATCTTATGGTATTAGATTATGAAATCATTGACGAAGAAAAACACGAATCAATAGAAAATTATAGACCTGAGATAACAGACGACGACTTACCATTTTAGGAGGGAATAAAGGAAGTGAAGATAATGAATAAAGAAGAATATATAAAAATGATGAAAAACGATAAAATTTCTTATTCTTTTGTTAAATTTGCGTCACATTTAATGTTAATAGAAACTGCTTTAATGGAAAAAGGAATTATCAACGAAAAAGATTATGTTAAAAAATTAAAAGAAAATGAAGATGAAATATTAGAAGATAAATATGAACAATTAACAACAAAAGAATTAGAACAACTAGAAACATTAAATTTTTTTAATAGTATGTTTAAAGGTGAAGATAATGAATAAATATCAAAAAGGTTTAATAGATTTTATGAAAACAGGAAAAATAGAAATAAAATTAAAGCATTTATCACAAAGAGAACTTATTAAATTAGTAGAAGATTTGCAACAAAGAATAGACAAAGTAATAGAATATATAAATTATATGTTTGATAAAGCAAATGAAAATGATATTATTGATGATTTATTAAAGATAGAAAAAATACTCAAAGGAAGTGAAGATAATGAAAAAAATTAAAGTAATAGATTTATTAAATAAAATAGCAAATAAAGAAAAAGTATCTAAATGTATAAGATATCAAGGAAATTATTATTATAATGTAGGTGATGAAGAACAAGTATATTATGAAAATCCTGAAATTGATGATAATTTATTCTTATATGCTGTTTATAATGAAAGCCATTTAAACGATTTAGTAGAAATCATAGAAGACACGCCAAAAGAAGATAAGAAGATAGAAAAGTTAGTTGGTGAAAGTGAAGGAATAAATATAAATTATTCTAAAATAAATATTATAGATAAAATAAATGAAATAATAGATAAGGTAAATGGTGAATAGATATGAATGGAATTAAGGAGTTTCTTATTGTTATATTACCCGCAATAGTTCTTGGTATTATAAGTAGTATGTGTTTCATTGGTATTGCTAATATATCTTTAGAACAAGAATATCATGCTAAACGTATAGAAAGTATAAAAGGTGCTTGTATTGAATATGAAGGTGATATTAAAGGTAATTTTATACTTAATGGTAGCCACGGAAATGTAAAATGTATTGCTTGGGAAAATATAAATAATAAAAATCAAATAATAAGATATGAAAATGGTAATTATACTATTATAGATAAGGCAAATGGTGAATAGATATGAATTATCAAAGTGTAGTACAAAAAGATAATGAACTATGGATTAATGGTAAAAAAGTAGAACCACCAAAAAGTTTATTTTTTAAAAATTATGTATGCCAAATAAATGGAAAAATATATATCAATGGTAAAGAATTAAAAAATGGTAAATGGAAATATACATTAAAAAGTATATTTAATACTTTATTTTAAAAGTAAAGGAGGATATATGAAAACTATTAAAGTAATAGATTTAGGTGATAGAGTAATATTTACTGATACAATTATAGGAACTTATCATCAAGAAAGTTATAATAATCGAATTTCCTATTATGTAAGTACAACTAATGGTATTTATTCAATTACAAAAGATAATTATAATAAAATAAACGAATATCTATTATCTTTTAATGAAGAACTACCAAAAGAAGATAAGAAGATAGAGAAATTAGATTTATCAGATTGGGTTGAAATTACTTCAAGTGAAGATTGTAAACCTGAAATGTTGGCAACATTATTTAATAAAAATGCCATAGCATTTAGTTCTAAAATAAATGAAATAATAGATAAGGTAAATGGTGAAGAATAAATGATAACTTACTATATGCTAAGAGAAGAACTTTATGGTATTGTTAATATAGATTTTGATACAATAGTTAGAATTATATTATCACTACCATTTACAATAACATTTGATATTACAAAAGATATAGTTATATTTACAATACTATGGAATATAATTAAATTTACAATAAAATTTATATAGTTAGGAAGTGAAGAATAAATGATAGAAGAAAAGAGCGAAGAAACATTATTCATTGAAGATATGAGGGAAAAGTTTAAAGATTTACATTTTATATTAAATAGTACAATAAGTTTTTTATATCGTCCAATGGAAGAAGTATCGTTTGAATACAAAAAAGGATATGTTGTAGAACAATTAGAAGAATTACTAATAGAAACTAAGAAAATACAAAAAGAAATGTTAGGAAGTGAAGAATAAATGAATAATATTGAAGCATTAACTTTAAAACAAATATGTTCTTATGTTGCAATAGTCAATAGAATGGAACAAGAAGATATTATAAAAGTAGATATTGATAAAAGTTATGTTGAGTTTGATTATGATGAAACATTAAAATATTTAGAAAAACAAAATGTTAGATTAAATAATATAATAAATGAATTAGAAGAAAGTTTGAAATACTGGTTAAAACTTAGTAAAGAAAATAAAAATATGAGTGATTATACTATTTATAGTAATGTATTGGATATACTAAAAGAATTGAAAGAAGGTGAAATAAATGACTAAGAGATTAACTGGTGGAAGTAGTCCATTAAAAGAAAGAAAATATAAAGAACATTTTAAACAAATAGAAGAAAGAACTAAAAAAGGTAAAACTAATAAAAAACATAGAAAAGGTTAATATGAATAGAGAAAAAGAAATCAAACAATTAATTTATTTAAAATCTGAACTTATAAAACAAACTAAAAAAGAAATTAAAGAACTACGAAACGAATATAATATGCTTTATGGTTATAAGAAACTAGAAAAGAGGAAAAAATGAGTAATTTTGCTAGAAAGATAAAGAAAAATCAAGAAATAGTAATAGGTAGATTCATTGGTGGTCGCTTCCCTAAACATAGATGCAATAAGTGCCATAGAATGACTTTATATGATAAAGAAGGAAATTGTATATATTGTTCTGGAAAAGCCGAAAAATTATTTAAAAATGTAGGATTAGATATTAAGGAAGACAAACAAATAATATGAGAAAAAAGATAGAAAAGTTTTTAAATAAAAAAGTATCAATGGCTAGTGCTATATGGTTAGTAATATTCTTATATGTAACAACTGTAATGTTTACTTTAATAAAAAATGATTATTATTATATAGATACTAATAATAATTCAGGGCACAGTAATAAATGTTATTACAATGGAAATACAAGACATATAGAATGTTTAGTACCGATAGAAGTACAACAATATTATAAAGGAGAAAAATGATATGAAAAAAATCAAAGTAATAGATTTATTAAATAAAATAGCAAATGGTGAAGAAGTACCCAATAAAATAAAATGTTCAATTTATGAATATGAATTTAATCAATTAACTAAACAATATACAAGATGGTCTTATGGAATATGCCATATATTAGGTGAAGATTTAGTATTAGATAATATGTTACATTATGAAGTAGAAATAATAGAAGATACACCAAAAGAAGATAAGAAGATAGAATCCATAGATTATTTAGATTTTAGTAATTTAACAAAAGAAAATAAAGTGTGGGATTTATTTAATAAAGTAAATGAAATAATAGATAAGGTAAATTGTGATAAATAATGGAAATATTTTTAATAATATTAGCTATTTTATTAATATTTATTCTAGTTATTGCACCTTGCATTGTATCAGGAAAGTGCAGTAGAGAAGAGGAATATAAAAATTTAGACCCTAAAACATTAGACGATGAAAGAAAATGGGACGAAGATATATATGATGATGAATTTGTAAAAAAAGAAGGAGAGAATGAAAATGAATGAATTACAAAAAATATTAAACACAAAAAGAACTGAAAATGGAGACGTAGCTTATAAGACTACAGGAAATAATTTAACTGACTTATTCTTTATGACTCCATTTTTCGAAAAGAACTTAGACGAAGTAAAAATTGGAAAATCTGAAAAAGAAAAATTATTTTCAATGTTTGTTAGAGACCCTAGATTTGGTTTAGGTAGAAGAGATTTAGGTAGAAAGTTAATGGAATTATCAGAAGTAGAACCTTACAATGTAGTAAGAGCTGGTAGATATGACGATTTATGGCATATTCCTACTGATGAAAATATTGCATTTTTAAAAACTTCATTAACTGGTAATGAATTAGCTAAAAAATGGATGCCTAGATTAACTGGTAAAGATAAAAGAATTGCTAAAGCATTATGTAAAATGTGGGGAATAACTGAAAAAGAATATAGAAAATTAATTAAAACCGATTCAACAGTTGAATATAAATTATCTTATGCTGAAGAAGTAGAAGGAACTCCATTAAATGAATTATTTAAGCAAGGTAATTATGTTCACCCATTAGTTGGAGAAATTGATTTCGAAGAAGTACCTTCTCTTGCAATGACTAAATATTTAAATACATTTAACACTAGAGAAGATATTTCTCCTAGATTTAAAGAATATATAGAAAAAGTTAAGAATAATGAGGCTAAAGTAAATGTAGCTACTGCAAACGTACACGACGCATATAAGACAGCAACAAAATCTAACGCAGAAGCTAATGATATTATTGGAAAGAAAATAGTAGATAATGCTACTTTAGGAGTAGAAATGAACGCTATTTGTGTTTTAGACACTTCAGGTTCAATGTATTCTAGTTTTTATGGAAGAGATTATTCTAATCCAAACGATATTGGAGTAAGAGCTATGTCAGTATGTCACGCATTAGCTACTCATTCTACTTATGCACCAAATCAATTAATATCATTCTCATCAAATCCTCAATTAATGACAATTAAAGGTAATACATTAAAAGAACAATATGATTCAATGTATACTGGAGATTGTTCAAATACTGATTTTGGTAAAGTTATGGATTTATTAAAAGGATTAAAAAAATATCCTGAATATATAATCGTAATGAGTGATATGGAATTTGATTATGGTTCACGTCAAAGCAAGGAAGAATTAATGAATATCTTTAAACAACACGAAGCTAATACAAAATTAATTTGGTGGAATTTTAATGATAGAAATAAGACAGTTCCAGAATTTGACGAATATGGAAACATTTACTTAAGTGGTTATAATTTACAAATATTAAAATTACTAGAAAACAACTTTGATATGACAACATATATTGACAAGATTCTAGAAAAATATAAAAAAGATATTGATTATAAAGAATAAAAGTGTTACAATTAAGTTACTTAAAAGGACAATACAGCAAACAAAAAGCGTTAGTTTTGGGAACTAAATTGCACTTCACTGCTAATGAAGATAGAAAGTCCTTTGTTCACCTTTTATAATTAATATTTTGCTACCTTAATTGGTAGCACCTAGTAGATAAATATAATAAAAAGAATGGGCAAATTTATATTTTTCCTGAACTATATTTTGTGGTGATTACATAGTTTAAATTATTTATCTATTAGGTGGTGCTTATTAAAGTACTAGGAAATTGCAATCCTTAACTTGCAGGATACAAGAAAGTGCTTGACCAATTAAGGTGAAGCACGAAATATATGTTATAATGGTATTTTATTAAATTAATGTATTCATGCATATTATTGTTTTTATCTATTTATGTTTTTTATTGTTTTGGTATTTGTCGCACAATTTATCATTTTTATACCATTATCTCCAAAACATATATTTCGTGGTGCATCTTAGTTTGGAATTTGCACTTCAATTAAATGTAGTTCGTTATTTTACTGCTATCCTTTAATGGGTAGCGTAGAGTAGATATATAAGCCTTAAAACCTTATGATAGCGTGGGTTATGGACGTTGCTATCTATTATATCTATTCTATGGTATTCATTAAAATAAAGGCTATTACTGCAACTATTTTGACAACCAATATTTGTCCCAAGCTGTTAATTTGGATTATTAGATAGCCTTGTTTAAAAAGAAAATAAATTAAAGACTCGTACAGCAAAAGTTAAGTAATATTCGTTGGTTCAACTCCAACTATGATAATTTCATATACTCAAGAGGATTAAGAGATTACTAAAATAATGAGTCTTGTTTAATAAATAAATAATATAAAGGCACATTCAGCAAATAAATACTTAGGCTTGTAACCTCGGTGTCGTTGGTTCGATTCCAACTTTATCAGTATGATAAATAGCTCAGAATGGTAGAGCACGTAATGTAAGTGCCTTGTTTTTTTATAAGATAGGAAGGTATTTTTATGAAGAAGATAACTATATGGGATAACAAAGATTTGAAAAGAGTTTATGAAAATTTAATTTATGAAATTTATTACAACGAGAAAACTAAAACAATAATTATATGTGAACCTATGCAAGTAGAACATTTTATAAAATTTAAAAAGATGCTTAGAAATAGTGTCTATGAAATTAAAAATATAATTTTACAATGAAAACTACTGGTAAGATATTAGATATATCTAGAGACTATATAACTAAAAGACCTAAAATAACAATAGAGATTCTAGATATATACGACGTAGACGAACTAGAAAAACTTGCAAATACGGATATAATTAATGTAGATTTAGCAAAACAAACTAGAAAAAGAAAATTATCTCAAAATGATATGAGTTGGGTATTACAAAAGAACCTAGCTAAAAAGTTAAACTTAGGTAATGATGAATTACACGAGCATATGATTAAAGAATATAGTGATTACGATATAGTATCTTTATTAAGTGAAATAGAGCCTGAAAAATATTTTGATTATTATGATGAAATTGATAAACGAATAGGAAATAATGGTAAAGAATATACATTTTATAAAATATACGTCCCTTCTAGAAAAATGGATACAATTCAATTTGGAAGGTTTATGGACGGAATTATTAAAGAATGTGAAGAAAACGGTATAAGTACTGTTAAGGAGGATAAATGATACCTGATTTAAAAGAAATAAGAAATACAATTGTTAAAATTGAAAATAGGTTAAATTATTTACTTAATCAGAAGCAAATCAACTTTGAACGTACACAACCAGGAAGCCCAAGATTAAAAGAAGCTATTGTTGATTCTTCTCACAATTTTGTTGATACATTTGCTCTTTATATGATTAAAGACGAGCAATTAGACGACGAAATAGAAGAATTAAGAGATAGTTATTATAATTGGATAGAATACTTTACTAAAGAATTTAAACGTCTTAAAAATTACGATGATTTACTTATTATTGAATTTTTAAGAAATGAACTTCATTGGAAATGGGATGCTATTGATGAATACTTACATTACGGATACGGAAGTAGTAGAGTAAAATACGATAGGCATTTTAAAAATAATGAGAGCAAAATCAGCGAAGTTAAAGAATCTGGAAAAAAATAGATATTCAATTATTACCGAAGACTTAAATAATTGTATAGAATGTCCTAACAAAGCATCTGATATAAACGAAATATTTATGGGACGTAATAGACTAAATTCAATAAAAAACGGTCTTTGTATACCACTTTGTAGAAAATGTCATAAGAAATACCATAACGATAGAAATATGCAATTAAAATGGATGAAAATAGGCTTAGATGCTTATTTAAAAAATCATTCTATTGAAGAATTTAGAGAAATTTTTAAATATATAAAAGGACTAGATATCTTCTAGTCCTTTTACTATGTAAACATATTCAGCTTGTCTGTGTCGACAGTCAAAACTATCCATAATAGTTCCAAACAAAGAACACGTTATGTGACCTTTCATTGTAATTAATAGAATTTTATCAGGATATTCTCCTGCAATTTGTCCGACTGTTCCAGTTTCATTAATACGTTCGTATCGGTCATTTAAATATTCTCTTATAAAATATTTATCGTCCATCATTGTTCCTTTTTCACGTGCTAAATCACTTAATTTATTATAAGTATAATCCCACGTGTTTCCCTCAGCTAAACTTATTGCTCTTATAGTGCAGTCGTTAACAAAATTACCTAATGAATTGTTATTATAAAATCTATACATTACATTTGTGCTATTCTTTGTGCTGTTTGTCTAATCATTTCAACTTCTTCTTGACTTTGTGCTTCTTCTTTTAACATACGTGCAAAATCTTCCATACTTTCAAGCATATATTTTAAACTTGTTTTAGTATCTTCGTTTGTTCCGTATCTTCCACGATAGTCTTCGTATCTTCCATAATGGTCTGAAATTCTATCTAAGTGTCCGTATCCACGATATTTCATATCTCTACCTCTACGTCCATAATCATTATAGTCACCGTAAGAACCGAATCCTGGTCTTCTACCATAATCGTTGTAATCGCTGTATCTCATACACTCGTCCTCCTTTGCCATATGTCTTATTTTAGATAACTTATATAAATGTTCAATATTACTTGCATCTATATCAGCATCTAATATTTCTTTTATTTTTTTCTCAGTAGAACTAATCAACTTTTCTTCCATTAGTTTCACTTCCTTTCTTTAAGAGTTTTAAAATCTCTTCATTTTGTTTTATTATTCTTTCAAAATAATTATTATCTTGTTTTTGCAATTCTTGCATCAAATCGCTATTGTTAAAATCTTTGAATAGTATTTCTAAACTTAATGCTTGTAAAACTAAAGCTAAATTATTTATCATTATGAATATCTTCTTATAATAATATTTGAGTTTTTAACAATAGGTATTTGAGTATCAGTTGTTGTACCGTTATAAGTTATAGTTGGTATACTTCTAATAGTTATAGATACACTTCCTCTACCACATACTCTTATATATTTTTTAGTTCCTACATTAGAGTAAACACCAACTGTGACTGGAGTATTCATTTCACTTCCTGCTAATTGAGTTCCGTCAGTAAAAATTGCGAATCCAACATTTCCATCAGTTGCACTTGTAACGTTTGTACTAAAATCTATTTCATAGATTCCACCAGCAACTAAATTAAATATTGAACTTCCTTCATTATGGTTTAACCAACCATTAAAACAATTTGCACTTCCAGTTCTTAAGTCAGTATCAGCAAATGTTATTGAAGAAGTATTAGAAGTTAAAACTAATTCTTGTTCTTGTAAACTTTGTATCATTTTAATCTTTCCTTTCTATTAAATTAAAAGAGAATAGACCTGCTATTCTCTTAAGTAGCAAGTTCCTTAAAGGGTTGTCTTATCGACAATTTGCTATACTATTGTGTTTCCAAAAAATCCATTACCATAGAATCCACCGTTGTATAATCCAACATATGGAGAAGATACTGGATATGCTGGTATTGGGTATGGTCTAACTTGATTTACAATTGAAGTACCGATTCCGTTTGCTGTAATTGTGTTCTTTAAATCATTTACTTGGCTTCTTAAATCATCAATTGTATTTTGATTCATAGCGTCTAAAATCTTTTGAGTATTTTCTATACCTTGAGATTTTAATTCACAGCAACAGCTATCCATATGTGCTTGATTTTGTAATGCTTGAGTAAGTAAGTTAGTATTTAATTCATTAGTTTGAGTTAAAATATCTCTTTGAGTATTACAAGCACTTAATTGATTAGCATATCTATTTTCAAGTACGTCACTTCTTAAATTACATACGTCTTGTGCTACATTAGCAAATCCGTTTGAAATTAAGTTGCTTTGATTTTGGAATCCGTTGTTAACGTCTCTTTGAGTAAATTCAGAAGAAATGTAATCAGTTGTAGCAATGTTATTAAATCCATTACCACCCCAGCCACCAAAACCACCATTATTGAATAGTAATGCTAGTAATACAATAGCCCAAATACCGTCTCCACCGAAGAATCCACTATTTCCATATCCGTATGGCATAAAACCAGTTCCGTTAGTAGTAGCTAATTCTACAGTAGGTTGTATTCCTTGTGTTCCGTTCATAACTTGCTCCTTTCTATTGTTTTATATCAACGCTATTTAGCGTTAATACCACTAATTATTGAGTCCCATTGTTGTTTTCTTTCAGGACTAAAACTATTTGTAATCTTATTCAAGTATTCTTCAGGATTTACATTATTGCTTCTTGCTTGTTGAAATTCTTTAAACGCTTGAGGATTTGCTCTTTTTAGTTGTTGTTCCATTTGACTCATCATTGTTTGTGGAATTTGTTTTATTTTTTGTTGCATCATCATTTGTAATATGTTCATTGTTAATTACCTCTTTCTTTAACTCTTCTATTTGTGACATTAATAATTCAATTCTAAGGTCTTTTTCGTCTTTTTCGACTATTTCATTTAACTCATATGTTTTAACGTCTCCTGAAGGACTTTTGACCCATAAAACAGTCATATCTTTGCTGAAGAAGGGAGTATCATTTAAAATAAACTCTTTTTGTACTTCTTCTAAGTTGTTAGCATACCTAATAGAACTACTATTTGGTGCTATTTGAAAGTTTTGCGTGATAGGTTGTTGCATCGGAATTTGAGATTTTAACTTCTCTAACTCTGATATTTGACTATTTATCCTATCAATACTAATTTGTGGATTATAAAACATAATTACCTCCTTAAATAAAAAAGAAAGAAGCATACATAAACTGACTATATTGTTTTAAAATATAATAATTTGCGATTTACTGCTCCTTTCATATAAATTATTGCATAAAAAAACACGACGAGTTCGTAGACTTTTCGCCTATTACTCGCCGTTTCTTTTTAATTTTTTTACTAATGGTCTATCTAATGGATTTCTTTCTATTATATCTCCATTATCAGTTTTAGTGATTAACATATATTCAGTGTAACCTTTTTCTTGATTTACATTATCTATTGCTTTCCAAACTTTTTCTAAATTGTCAGTGTATAATACGTCGTCGCATTGAGAAAAACCAGTTAAAGGTGTTCTAAAATATAATCTATATTTGTAATCAAATAAGTTTTTCATATTATGCCTTCTTTATTTGAATTGCAGTTATAGGATATTTTTTAAGACCAGCATAATCAGTTTCACCTTTTACCCAAGGTAACCATTTACCAGTGCCTTTTTTCTCATTAGTTAGAATATATACTCTATATTTCCAACTTCCTTTTATTTGTAACTTACATATCTTTTTGCCTTGAACACCAGCATATATTTTATCACTGCAACCAGTAACCCAAGGATAATAAGCAGTCCTGCCTATTGCTTGTACTCTATATGTAAGTTGTTCTATTTTAACGCAGTCTATTGGATTTTTTAGAATACCAGCATAATCATTTGTACCTACTTTTACTTCTGGTAAATATGATTTGCTAGTTGCTAAACTAACTTGATATTCAATATCAGCCGTTGGTTTTTCACCGTCGAATGATTTCTCACCTTCAAGATATGGTAATGGGTTTTCAAATTTTCCTTTAGGGTTTACTATTGCTAAATGTAAGTGTGCACCGTCTGCGCCACCACTTGCACCCATATAAGCAATTTTTTGACCTTTAACAACCTTTTCACCAACTTTAACAAGAATACTTCCTTTTAATAAGTGTAAGTATCTATGGATATATCCATTAGTTTTAATTCCAACATAATATCCTCTACTATCGGAATATGAGTTTTCAACAACTATACCATCAGCCATTGAAATAATGTCATCAGTCTTTTTGGCTGGTGTCCAAATCGGTCCTCTTTTAATTAAATCAATTCCATTATGTTGGACTTTTTTACCTTTATATGTTCTCTCACCAAAAGGCGATGTCATATAATGTTTATTTGAAGCAAGTACTGGATTTGGAACTTTTCCTATATATGTTCCCATAATTAATTTCCTTTCTTGTAATTTATATTTGAGATTCCTAATAATGCACCTAAAAATGCATCAATAGCAGTTATAGTACCTACTATTTGTTCTCCATATGGAAGTCCCCATATAGAACTAAGAGCAAAATATAAAGTGCCTAATGCTGGTAAGAAAATAAGTGCAACCCATTTTAAGATATCATATGCTTTATTACTCATAACACACCTCCTTCTACAAAATTTTCTTTATTTTATTCTTAATAACTCTAATTCTTTTATCGAGTGTTCTTTCACTCATATTTAATTTCATAGCTATTTGTGTTCTTGAATAGTTCTTAATTAATAATTCGAAGATTTCTTTTAATTCATCATTAAACATACACTCTTCTACAATATATTGATATTCAGTTCTAGTAAAATCAAATTTAGCCACTTATAAACGCTCCACACCTAGAGCAATGTGCTTTTCCATTTTTATCTTTTACTATTTTTGCTACTGATTTAGATTTAAGTATTTTCCTAGAAGTAGTTCTCTTTAATAAAACATTACCCATTATCTACCAATTCCTATATCTGAATCATTTATATCGTTAACGTCTTGAATATCAATTGTATCAGTTGTTGTAACAGTTTGTATGTCATTGTGTAAATATAAAATGTAACCTATTGCAACCATTAAGCATAATATTAAAATTATATTTATAATAAATTGTCTTTTATTTGCTTTTTTATAATCTTGCAAAATTTCCATAGCTAAAGAATTTTTTATATCTTTTATTTCATTTTTTGCATTATTTAATTCTTCTTTAAAATCCATATTAATCTCCTTTTTTATTGTTATTGTGAAACATATTGATATGATTTTGCATTTCTACTGCTATTTGTTCTTTGACTTGTTCTTTAATTAATGAAGGAATTGTATCAAATTTGTTTAATATTTGGTCTAATTTTTCTTCAACTTTTGTTAATCTATAATCGATAAGTTTTTGATTACCACTTTCTTGATATTGCTCTTTTTTATCATTAATAGTGTCTTTTTTATCATTTTTAACAAAAGTTATTATAGTAAAAATCCCAAGTACTATTGAAATACCTAAACTAATATATGCAATCATATTATTTGTTCCTTTCCATTTTAATTATATCATATCTTTGTAATAATTTATATTTATTACCACCTATTTGTTCTAATATCATATATCAAGTTCCCCTTTATAATATAAACTATCTTCTTTTTCTTCTAACTCATCATCAGTACATAGTAAAATATTTATATTATTTGTAAGTAAACAACCTTTATCAGTAAGCATTCCTAATACTTCTTTTTTATTATTGCATACTAATACATTTCTACCTTTTAATATTTCTAATGCAATTCTTATTCTAAATATTATTCTATATATCATAGTGTCTTACTTCCAACCTAATATCATATAAGGAATAAGTACTGATGCTGTTGCACTTCTAGCACTTGCTGTTGCTGAATAAGGAATACCACTCTTTAATAAAGTATCACTATTATAATTTATAGGTCTTTCATAATTTGTTGTTCCGCCTGATGCACAACGAGCAGTATTTAAAATAGTAGATTTTCCTTTAGGTATTATTCCTGATGAAAATACATTAGAAGTATCACTTGTACTCATAACCCATAGGACCTCATAAGAGTTATAATCATCAGTACTTAAGTTTATACTTGCATTATTAGCCATATCACTTGAAGGACTAGGATTTTGCCATAACACTTCAGGTTTACTATATATTTCTTCTCCATCTACATATATAGAAGGTGAAAAATAATCTTCAGTTGTTGCAGTATTTCCTTTTGTTATTTTCATTGCATTTAAATCAGTAACATTTATAATTAAATATTTATAACCAGTTGTATTAATTGTTATAGTTTCATTTGTATTATCTTTATTTAATCCATTATATGCAGTAGAAGAAGCAGAAGGTATATCATTACCACAACAAACTCTATATCTTGCCTGAGATATAGTTGTTGAAATTGTATAATTACCGCCACTAACTGGTATATAAATACCTGTATCATTTGAAGTTACACCATAAGTTGTAGCATTACCACCAATCCAACATCCTCTATTTATTCCATCATTTAAGTTTTTACTCTTTAAGAAGCTTACTCTATAATCTTCATCTACTTCATTTGATACATTTAAACCATTTTCGTATGTTGCATCGTAGATACCTTTATCCATTTTGTTTAAGTTAGTTGCATTTATAGGTGTATTTGTAGAAGGTCTATCTTCCCAATTTACTCTTGTATATGCCATTATTTATCACTTCCTTTTTTAACTTTTTTCATATTTTGTTCTTTTATGTAATCATTTACTTCTTTAGTATCTATTTCTTGTATTTGAGAAGTAATGTTTCCCATAATATTCAACAATATAAAAGGTGGTAAACCTGATTCGTTTATCACCTTTATTAATTGTTCTTCAATTTCTTTTACTCTAATTGTTAATGGTTTTTCCATACTTGTTCCTCCAATTCTTTAACACGTTTCTTTAGCATTTGTATTTGCCATACATTTAACGCAATTAATTCTCTCTTATCTAAATTATAATACTTTTCGTCTTCCCAAATTAATGCCATATCATCAATATTATATTTTTTTAGAGATTCTTCTATATCTTGTGCTATAAAACCTAAATGTTTTTTATCACCATACATTGTATTTGATTTATAATAAAATTCTTTTGGTTTAAGGTCGTCGTAAAATTTATCATATTCTAATTGAATTTCTTTTATATCTTTTTTTAGTCTTTTATCTGACGCATTTTGCCCAGCTAGAATTATACTATGCCATTGTGCTCCAAAAGAAGATGTTCCTCCGTCATCGTATACTACAGTATCAGCGAGTCTTATTCTAGAAGACTTAATATTTGCTGAATTTATATGCCAACAACCTATTTTACCTGAAGTCGCTTTAATAGTAGAACCTTGTAGCGTTCCACCAGTTATACGGTTTGCACTCATCGTACCAGCAGTTATTTTACTTGCATTTAATGAAGATATTTTAGCATTATCTATTGAAGCATCTTGTATTTTTGCACCTGTTATTGCACCGTTCGCAATTTTTGAATTAGTGATAGTTGAATCTGAAATTTGAACGTTTGTTATTGTACCACCACTAATTTTAGCACCCGTAATAGTACCGTCAGCAATTTTAGCACCAGTTATAGCACCACCTGCTATTTTTGCATTTGTAATAGTACCGTCTACTATATTTGACGCTGAAATAGTAGCACTTGCTATTTTACCACCTGTAATAGTAGCGTTTGCTATTTTACTACCAGTAATGGTAGCGTTTGCTATTTTGCCGTCTGTAATAGTAGAATTAGCAATTTGCGTTCCAGTTATAGTACCATTTACTAATTTAGAACCAGTAATAGTAGCATTTGCTATCTTATCAGCAGTTATTGTACCAGCACTTATTTTATTTGCTGTAATAGCGTTTGTTGCTATTTTATCAGCAGTTATAGCATTTGCTTTTAGTTGTGCTGTATCTATACTTCCAGTAGTTATCTTATTACCATTTATTGTTGTTGAAGTATTGTTATTAATTGCTGTTATTGTACCAGCAATATCTATTTTACCAGCTTGTATTTTTACTGCTTCAGCAGTTTGATTTATGCTAGATATAACTTCAGTTTTACCAACTTTTTTAGATACTTCTACGTTAAAATGTTCACTTGTTACTGAAATTGCAGTATTTAATTCAACTTTAGTGACATATTGTGTTGTATAGTAGTTAGATGCCATTAAAGTTATTTTCATATAAGCTCTAGTATATCCTAATAGTGTAATATCATAATCTCCGTCAGTTAAATTTTTATGTTGATATTTATATGGTACTACTTTCTCGTTTTCTAGTATATATTTATATCCTTCATTATTTATTCCTACACGTTTTATTATTTCAAAGTATGGAGGGTCAGCTTGAGTTCCGTCTCCATAATGTAATAAAAATTCGTCGTATACTTCACTATTATAGTATAACAAGTCTCCAGGTATATCTAAATAATAGTACGTATCATCATAAGTATTATGAAATTCTAATTTTCTTATACTTGAAAATAATGTATCGCTTGGATATATAGTTCCGTGAGGATATAAATATGCAATATCGTCTACTCTTGGAATAATTGTTATTTCAATTGGTTCACTTGTATTTACTCCTGTAATTGTCATAAAACCGTTTTCAGTAGTTTCCGTTACAGTTATATTTGCTATATCTTGAATTTTAGCGTTTATTTCTTTAACACTTTGTTGAACTTGTGATATTTTTGCATCTTGTCCGTCTACTTTTGCAACTGTAGAAGTAATTGCATCATTTGTGACTTTTATTTGTGATAAAGTAGCATATCCAGGTTGTAATGAAAAGTCTTCTTCGTGATATGTTCCTTCTAATCTTGTATATTGACATACATATATTAAATTCATTGTGATTCCAGTTTCAGAATCAGTCACTTCTTTTATGTATGTATCACCTTTGTAATAAGGTGGAGTAGGTTGTTCGGTATACGTAGCACTTTTACCTTCAGCAAGTGTTTGTACTCTACTTACTTCAGCATTAATCGTATCAGTAGTAGTTTCTAAAAGTGTTTTAGTAACATATTCAGTTTCTACTGTTTCTTTAAATTCTCCTAATATTCTTAAAGCATTAGAAGTAGCTACACTATCGTTATATTGTAGATAATCTATCCAGTCGTCTTGATAAAATTGACTCTCAGCAGTTTCATTTCTCATACAACGGTATATTTTACTTCCATTTATCCATATATCACCAACGTTATATGGTACTGTAGGTTGTTCGTAAAATACACGTCTTAAATTGTCTTCTGATACGTCAGCTTGTGAATTAGCAACTGACATAGCATTTAAAAGGGAAGAATCCGTTGACTCCTCCCAATAATAATACTCGTCTTCTGAATTATATTTAAATATATATACTTTTCCACCGTCAGTATCATAATAAACTGTATTTATATGTTCTTCAGGGTCTTCCCACTCAGTATATGGATAATTTTCTAAAGTAGGTACTCCACTAAGGAAGTATTGTTCTTTACTTCCTAGTGAAGTCATACAAGTTATATAATTCTTAATAATTCCAAATGTTTTAGTTAAATTGTTATTTAATGTTTGAATTATCTTCCTATCTGATTCCAAACCTTGTAGATTATATCTACGCTGTATATCCTCAGTAGTAATCAGTCTTTGATAATCAGCCATTTAATCACCACCTTACATTTCCATTTTTATCAACTTTAAATCCGTTATATGAATCTAATAACTCCATTTTTTCTTTACTACTTAAATTAGAGTTATTAATTAAATTAAATACAATTTCTTGTTCTTCATTTCCCAATGTAAATTGTCTTCCTGCAATCAATAATTTTTGTACATAAGTTAAATTAGAATTGTTCAAATAATCAATAATTTTATTTTTTTTACTACCTCTAATTGTTTCGTCGTTCTCGTCTTTATCTCCTTTAAACTCTATACTTAAATAATCTAAATATTCATTTATACCTATATCATTTTCTTTCAATACATTATATAAATTATATGTATTTTTTTCATTATCGTTGTCAACTGATGCTTCGTAAATAGCACTTTTTGTTTTTTTAGAAATATTAGATAATCTCAATTTTTTTCTTTTTGTATATTCACTATCTTTTTCACCTAATTGTGCTTTGTATAAATAATATTCTCCAATATCTCCACCTTTTTCTTTAACGTTTTCTACTGTTTTATATGATGAAGACAATTCAATTCCAAACATTTTATTTTCAGTTAAATTATATGAATAATTTACTATATTTTTTATTAATTCAGCTTTCTTTTCGTTGCTTAAATTCTTATAGTTTGAATTTTTCATTATATCTTTAATATTATTTTCTATTTCTTTTCCTTCCATTTTTTGGAACTCTGCTATTTGAGAAGAACTTAGTTGTACTTTTTCACCATTTTTCTTGTTTATATAATATGGTGCAACTCTAGGCATAACGTCTTTTTTTCCAGTAGACTTATAAACATTATATATTTCTTGTCCTACTTCATTAACATTTTCCTTATTTACGTTTGCTGGATTAAACATAACATTAAACACGTTGTTCTTTCCACCATATTTTAATATGTCTTCACCCATAGTATTTACTTTAGGAGATAATAATTTACTTGCTCCAGGAATCTTAACCAACATTTTTTCTCCTGCAGTTTGTAATGGCTTTCCATATTCAAATGTTTGTCTTTGAACTGGGTCTGCTAAATCTGCAACTTGTTTAAATAAAGTTGGAATTGCTCTTGCTGGTAAATCTAATACGGCATTTAATAATCCTGAAACAACACCATTATTATCAGTTAATACTTCGTTTATACTTTGTAAGAATGACTGTTCTAATAAAATGCTTCCAGCAGTGTCTAATGATGCTACAACGCTTTCTAACAATGCTGTTTCTTTATTTCTACTATTTACTAAATTAGTCATCATTGCAAACGGTGCTGATATTGGTTGAGCCCAGTCATAAGTAAACGAAGTATTTCCAATTTTTACTGAATATTGATTAATTCCTAAAACATTTTTCATAAAGTTCTTTGTATCTTTATCCTCATCGTCTTTTCCAGTTAAAACTCCTGTTTTTGCTAACGCATATCCTAAAATATATAACATAGTTCCTGCAGTCGCTTTTCCTAATGTTTGAACAAATTTATGTTGTTGTTGTGGTGTCATATCTCCTCTAGAAATTGCTTTTTTCAAATTATTTCCTTGAACTAAAGCATTTACCATACCAACAGGAGAATAATCAACAATTGCTTTTGTTAAGTTTGCAGGTGTTTTTGCAAATGGTATAAGCACGTCACCTAAACCATAATCTTCTCCACCAAGAACGCTATTTATTCCTTTTCTTATGTCAAGTACAAACTTTGTATATTTATTGTTATCATTCCAAGTTCTTTGCAATGCTTCAGTTGTCGCAATGTCTATCATTTCTTGAGTAGGAGTATCTACTTTATTTAATGCCATTTGATTTGCTAAAGAATTTTCAAACCAAGATTCATAGAATACTCTATCGCCTATGTCCATTGTGTAGTTTAATAAATGTTCTACTTTATTCAAACCTCTACCAATAGCGTATTTATCACTAAATGATTTACCTTCACCAATTTCAAATTTGTTACCGTTCATATCTTTTGTATTTATACCTAATTTAAAATCGTTTGTTGCTTCATAAGCACCTTTTTTAAAACCTTTTAACATTGATTTTATATCTGCTGTACCTGTTGTTCTTACGCCAGTCTTTTTTGCTATTGCTTTATCAGCTACAGATGAAGCAATATCTCCTACTAAATTAACTGGAGCTATTAATGTATTTCCTAATACATTTCTTACTTGTGTTTTTGGGTTAAATAGCATTGAGATTCTCATAAAACCTTTTATTGATTTACTAATTGTAGGTGGAATCTTATCACTCATTAATTTTTGAATTTTTGCTAACTCAACTTTTTTTTCGTATCCGTCTTCCATTTTTGATACTTTTTCCATTGTATCCATAATAAAGTCGACGTCAGAAGTAGTTAAATCAAACTTATCTTTATTTTCATCTACCCATTCTTTAGATTTTGTTTTGACTAATTCGTTATATGCTTCAGTTAATTCACTTTGAGCATACGCAACCATTCCTTCAGGTGTCATACGAGATAATATGCTACTTGCTTGTAATGCTTGACCTGTTTTTGTTTTCATATCACGAAATTTTTTAGCGACTTCAACCATTTGGTCGTTCATACCATTATCAGCATACATTTTCATTAATATAGCACCTTCAGCCATATCAATTGCATCAGCATTTTCTTTATTATTAAACCACCTCAAAGTTTCTGATTGACCACCATTTTTTAATTTTTCAAATGCTTTATCCAAACTTTCTTTATTAGTTATTTTATCATATTTTCTAAATTCTTCGTCTTTTATTATCCTTTGTTTTTGTTCGTCAGTAAATAAATTTGATTTTAATAACGTTTCTACTTGCTTACTTTCTCCGTCGCCTTTTTTATTATATTTCTTTTTTTGTAATTCAGGTGTCATATTAGCATCCTCAGGTTTAAGATTTGCTATTTCAGTAGGAGATAGTATTTTTTTCTTTTTTTCTTTTTCAACTGTTTGTTTTTCAATCTCTTGCTTAGATTGTGATTCCACTTTAGCATATTGTCCTTCATCAAGATTTATCCACGCAATGTCGTCTAAATTTACTTCTTTTGAATTTACTTTAGATTTATCGTTACCTGCATAATCTAACGCTTGTTGATAAGAAGGTGTTACAAATACACCATTTTCTATTGGATATGAACTATATACTGTTATTTTTCCTGTTTCTAACGCTTTATCAACCATTTCGTTAGTTATATCAGGATAACTTGCATAATTTTCCCAACCACCGTCTTCTGATTCTGCTTTAGCAGTATCATAAGCCTCTTTAAATGTTTTTATATCTTCTTTGTTTCTTATCCAAGTGTTTGTTTCGTTTGGTGCTTGGTTTGATTTGTTAATAATATCTAGTTGTTGTTGCTTATTATCAACTGTAGCACCATTTTTATCGATTTCTAGAGGTTTTTCTTCATATTTGGTATTATTCTTTGTTTCTTTAGAAATTTTGTTTAAATCGTTTAAATCGCCTTTACCATATAAACTATTAATTCTATCGTTTATTTCTCTAAAATATAAAGCGTCTTTTGTATTACGGTTATTTGTTAGTTTTCCAGTTAATGTATTAAATGTATCTTTAATGCTATTAAATAAACCTTTATCTTTTTGTGCTAATTCTTTAATTTCGTTTTCGTTTTGGAAAATAGCATCTAATTCTTGAGCTACTATTTCAGAGTCAACATTTGCTTCATCAAATTCTCCAGTTGCTAACAATTCATTTTTATATGTTTCATAAACTCCGTCCTTTTTTAGTTTATTTAATATATAATTCTTTGTATCATTATCTGCTGTTTGTTTTGAAATTTCGTGTAAAAGCACATTTTTAATAGGCATATCAGTTAATGTAGGGTTTAATATTATTGTTCCATTTTCTGAATTTATTACAGTTTGTTGATTTGGGTCAAATTTAACATTTATTCCTGTATCATAAATTATTTGTGATACGTCATTTACTAAATTGTTATACTCGGTTCTATGTTTTTCGTCTAAATCGGTAAACATTTCTAAAGCAGGTTTTTGAAATGTATCTATTTGCGATTGTCTTATGTTTTTAAATGTATCCAGTATTTCTTTTGAGTTTGGAGTTCTTTTGACATTTTCTTGATAAGTTTTTGCTATCATTGCTATTGTATTTTGGTTTGCGTTTGATAATTCGTGTCCTGTTTGTCTTTCATAATCATATATTGCTTGTTGTGTATTTCTTTGTTGTTTTGTAAGATTTAATTCTCCAAAACCTCCACCAATTCCACCAACAAAACCACCTACAATAAATGATTCGATAGCTCTTTGATTTACGTCAGACTCTTTTTCGGATTTAATAAAGTCTAATGGGGTAGCACTTGCTCCTTTGTCTAAAACGTCTAATGAATAATATTTCAAGAAATCTTGAATATATTCTTGAGACCATTCTTCTAATCCGTTTGAAACAAATGAAGTAGCAATATTTTCCATTGCTTTATTTTTAATAACTTTTTTTAAACCTTTATCAACTAAATTCTCTAAAATTGTTTGTTTTGTATCTAAACTTACACCACCTTTAGCAAATCTAGTTGAAACGTCAGTACCTATTTTATTTAAAGCATAGTCCATACCACCAACAAGTAAACCATATAATATTGCTGAATTGTCTGAATATCCTTCTTTTTTAGCGTCATTATATGTTCTTTGCATTATATCGGTTGTATATAATGCTGTTCCTAAACCAGGAACAACTTTATTTAAACCAGATTTTACAACTTCTTTTCCTAATTCTGAAGGTATTTGATACACTTTACTTCTTTGACCCATTTTTGAGTTTATAGCATCGTTATAACTATCCAATGTTATTCCGTCTTCGGTTTGTAAATCTCCTCTTACAAATGATTTAAAAAGACTTTTACCTCCACTATATAAACTATATCCAAGTCTACTAACTGGGTTCATATTTTCTTCGTCTTGAATTGCTTTTGCAGTTTCATAATCAGAAATTGCGTAGGCTCTATCACTCCATTTTTTCTTTACGTCCTTTATAAGGCTTTGTTCTTCTTCATTATTTCCATATTGTCTTACTTTTTTTACTGATTCAACGTCTTTTAATAGTGCGTTTTTGTCATAAGGTCTTGTTTTTAATGATGAGGTATTATCATTTTCACTTTCTGCAAACTTGTTTCCTACTTTTAATTCATTTCTAGAAGGTGCTGATTCAGCCTCTATATGTTTTCCAAAAACTCTACCATTTATATTCTTTTTATTTAAATCTTCTTGAAGTTTATTTTGAGATATCTTTAATAAAGAATTTCTTGAATTTCTTTCTTCTTCCAGTTCATTTAAACTTTTTTTTCTTTCTTCTTTTTGTTCTACCTCATATTTAGAATAATTATATTTACCGTTAAATATATTTTCTAAATCTTCATCATACTTTTTTTTAGTCATAATTACCTCCTATTATTTAGAAGTTATTCCATACATTGCGTATACGCTAACAGCGTCTTGTTTTGTTATTTTTCCTTCGTCTAATGCTTTTTTAATTACATAATCTAAATCAGATTTAGTGTAATTATCCCAAGCATTGAATTCGTTTAATCTCCATTTTTCTCCTTTTTCTGATAAATACTCATTTCCTAACTTATGAACTTGAGTATCATCATTTTGTGGTTCACTATTTATTTTTGGGTTATCTAACTTTATTTTACCACCAGAACCACCACCACTAGCTAATTTTTTTTTCGAAAGTGCTAGTTCTGCATTAAATTGTCTAATAGCTTCGGCTTGTTTTTCTCTATCAAAAGCCATTTGTTCATTATATTGTCTAATAGATTCGTTATATTTATCTCTATTAAATGCCATTTCTTCATTAAATTGACGAATTGCTTCAGCTTGTTTTTGTTCGTTCATAATTTGATTATAAACTGTATTATATTGGTCGTTATATTCACTTCTTAAACTTTGAGCATTTTTCATTTTTGCTTGAGATAAAGAAGAAATATTTGAATAATAATCTTGATTATTCTCTAATTGTAATTTTAACATATTTAACGCATTTTGTGCTTTTTGAACGTCATTATTTAACATTGCTTCGTTCATAGCATTATCATATTGTGTTACTGCTTTTTGATAATTAGCGTTAGCGTTAGCAACTCTATTTTGATAAGAAGTATAAGCACCTAATTTAGAAGTTTCACTAACTCCTGAATTAGTAAGACCAGCACTTGCTTGTCTTTCAGCTTGTATTCCATAAGGATTTACATAAGCATTATAGTCGTTCATTGCTTTTCCAGCTTCTACTCTACGATTTCTATTTGCTTCTTCTTTTTGTTGATTAATTAAATTTCCTTGATTTGCTAATTGTTTATCTAATATATCATTTTGAGTTTGTTGTTGTTGTGCTAAAAATGCGTTTTGTTGATTTTTTAATTCACCAGCTTGATTCATCAAATCGCCATATAATTGATTGTTTTCAGATAATGCTTTTTCTCTTTCATTATAAACATTATTTACTCTATTTTGTTCTTCTTGATTTAATGCCATTGCCATATTATCACCTCTTTACATATCCTGCGACAAATCCTTGAATTGTAAAATCATATAATCCAAAAGGTTCGTCTGAACTTATTTTAAATTGTATTTCTTTAAATTTCTTATTTTTTACTTTGTATACTCCATATCCTTTTTCGTCTACTAATACTTTAGTCTTTTTTTCTACTCCGTCCAAATATGAAGTAATTGAAATGTTATCATTATTCATTTGTTTAAATCTAATAGTACAACCTTTTTTAGAAGTTGTTTTTGTATATGAAGGTAAATCAAAATCGTCTCTTCTAGTAGTCCAATATGATTCAATATCTTCTAAATTATCAGTTGTTCCTTCTAATTTAAATATTTGTCCTTCATTATTTGCTAAGAATAATGAACCTCTATATTCAGTTATATAGTCAATTGAGTAAGGTAATTCCCAATAAAACCACTCATAACCTACGTCAGTATTATCTTGAAATTTAGCTCTCTTATCAGCTAAATATATATGAGAATTTATTAAACATAATAAATATCCTTCCCATTCTATTACTTGAACGTTTTCATATCCAGTTTCATTAACCATTTTAGTATCAACCATACTTGAACGGTGTTGAAGTATTTTTTCTGAATACATTGCACTTGATGCAATTCCTTCAAGCCCTAAATTTGAGAAGAAAACTATATCGTCATTAAAGTTTACTCCAGTTGATACACAACCTAAAGATATATTTCCATTATTTGAAGGATATATTTTATGGTCGTCTCCATAACTCATATCTATTGTAGGAGTCATATAATAAACTGAAGAACTATTTTGATTCATTTCTTTTAATACCCATAATACTCCATTTCCAGGTACTAACGCCTTTACTGGAGCAACGTCTATTCCTAACTCATAATATGCAGTATCTCTTACATATCTAGGGTCGTTTAATTCACTATGAAATACTGAATTAGGATAATCAGGATTTCCACTAAAGAATATTCTATTATCAAATTCTACGCAAATAGTACAATTTGCTATTCTTTCATAATATCCTGGTACAGTTCTAGAAAATTCAATAACTACTTTTGAATCAATATTAGGAACTGCTCCGAATGTAACAATTCCATTTGTTCTATCTACTGTTAATCCTCCACCTTCATAGATTATTACTCCGTCTATATCAGCTTTAACTGGTACATTTTGGTCTAAATCTCCAATATCTAAACGATATTCAGAAGATATTCCGTCAGCAATAAATGTATTTTTTCTCTTACCAGTTAAAACGTTAACGTGTTGATTAACAAAGTCTCTATCAGTAGAAGTATCAATATCAACACTTCCGTCAGGATTTTTCCAATATGAAGTAGTTGGTATAGAACCTTCAACGTCGTGTATTGTTTCTCCGTCATATTCTAAATAATTTATTCCGTCCATAAAGAAGAATACTTGATTAAATACAAATGCTCTTGATTTAGTAGGATTTAAACCAGTCTTTATTTCAGTTCTATTAACTGGTGATTCAGGATAATTGTTCCAAATAAACAATTTTGTACCACTATGTACCAATGTAATTATTGTATTATTTAATTTATAAAAAAATAAACCATAAATAGGGTCTTCAAATTCCCCTATTAAGTTCATTCCTGGTCTTGTTTGTATACAGTCATCGTCTTTATAGTTTTTCCACATATTTAAAGCATCAGGCGAACGATAATTTGCTACTATTCCACCAGTAAAATCTACACCCCTAAAATTAGCATAATTTCTTGTTCTTATTGAAGTTAATGAGTTAGCCATTAAATATCAATTCCCCCAACAAAAGAAATCATACCTTTTGTTCTTCTTGAATCAATTTGTGATTTTAATTCATTATATGTTCTTTCAAAATATGAACCATAACTTGAAATCATATCTAATCTTAATAGGTCTCTTGCAATTCCATAAGGCATTATCTCTAATAGTGGTGTATCTATATCAAATTCAAATTCTTCGTCGTATGCATCTCTTTCAGCATCAGAATCAAATGTTAATTGGCATTGAGCTGGTATTTTGTAATAATAAACAATAATATCTCCTCTAAAACCTGGGTCTACTTCTAATGTATCGTCATCAATTAATTCATAATTTTCTTCTGAGCCAATAACTGCTTCTACACTTGGTTTTAAAACTATTTTATTTAATTGATATAAGTCTGTTATTGTTTCGCTTAATGTTATAACATTTTCATTTTCATCATCAATAGTTATAGTTTGATTTGCTGGAAGTTTACGATATTTCATTAAATCAGTTTGAATCGAATTAACAACACCGTTTATTTTATTTAAAACGTCTTCGTCTTCAGCTAATCCACTTAATTCAGGATAATATTCTTCAATTAGTGAAAACACTTTTATTTTCATTTCTTTTAGTGTCATATAAACACCTCCTAAACTTTTGATTCTTTATAAATATTCTTAATGTCTTTAATATCTTCCTCTAGTCCACTTAAATTTGTCATTTGATATGGAGGTAAAACAAATCCTTCTTCAGGTATCCAAATTAATATTGTATTTTCAGGCATTTTTACTACCGTTTTAGAATTTTCTTCTACGTCAAAAGGATAATTCTCATTTGCTTCTGTTTTTTTATTAACTGTTGTTGTAAGTGTTAAATTTTCAAAATGTTGTTTAACTGTTTTATCATCAGTTTCTTCATCAAATTTTGTATCCTTGTTAACTTTAATTCCGTAAAATTGTTTTAAACTTGGTTTAATAATATAATATTCTAATTTTTTTTCATTTTCCATACTTTTTCTCCTTCTAAGTCGAGAGGGGAGGAATTGCACCTCCTACGCTATCCCACTCGATAAAAAGAGAGGCATAAGCCTCTCTAATCTTATATAGCTGTTGGAATTACTACAATTTCATCAGGTCTTACGATTTTAGCACCATAAACATATAGAGCTTTGATTGCATCTGAGAATCCGTCTTGTACTCTATAAGTTTCAGTTTTCTTAATTTGTTCAGCAAAAGCAATAGCGTGAGTAGTTCTTAATACATTGTAAACTGTATCATCAGTAGAACCAGAACCAACTTTAGTTGTAGGTAATGAGTTATCAATTCCTACAAATGCGTTAGCATATTTTCCTACTGCACCATTTTTAGCTAATTCTACGTTGTTAGTTAATACTTCAATCATATTAGGTCTAACAAATTTGTAGAATGAAGGTGCAACTTCTAACCAATATGAGTCATTTGGTCTGTTATTTTTTGCGTATAACATTGCAAATGCTTCTTCAATAGTATCAATAGAATTTGCTTTTGTTGCAGTAATTCTTGTAGTTGACATTAATGGGTCAGTTTGTGATTCTGCACCAGCTTTGATTAATGATGCTACATATTTGTCTCCTTCTAATGCTAATGCTTGAGCTCCTTCTTGAGCAGATGCTTCTAATGCACCAGGAACAGTTTGTGCTTTATATACGTCGTCCATTTCAATATTGAAATATTTGAATTGGTCTAGTACTAATGCTTGTCTAGTTGCATCTACTGCATCTCTAGTAATTGCAGTACCAGGTACATAAGTACGTACTGTTGGTCTAACTGCATTTAAGATATAAACTGTATCAGCATTTTGTGCATCCTTTTCGTATTTAAAATCGCAGTGATTTCTTAATGAAGTAATTTCTTTTAAAGCGTGTTCGTAAGCTTTATGCCATATTTTTTGTGTTGCTACTGTAATAGCCATAATTAATTCCCTCTTTCTTATTTATTTCTTGTTTGTGATTTTCTTACTTTTTCCCAAATTTTTGGGTCATCAAGTTGTTCCATTGTAAGAGCTTCAATTTCTTCTTCAGTGAAGTATTCTCTTTCAGCAGTTGACTTGTTTTCCAAATTTCCAGGAGTGTTTATTTTTGTTTCTTTTTTACCTGAATATAAATCATAAATCTTAGAAATAGGAACTTCTCTATTGAATTGTCCTCTAAAACTAATAAAATCTTTATCTTCAAGTATTGATTCGTCAACATTTAGACCTTTTAAAACTTTTTTATCGTTTTCAGTATCTATTTTGTTAACTAATTTAGAGAATAAGATTTTATCTTTAGAAGTTAAATTTTCATAACCAATTCCAGCTAAACGATTAGCTTCATCGGTAATTGATTTAATTCCTTCAGTTTCAAAATCTTTAAAATCTCTTTCAGCTAGTAATTCGTTTAATTCCGAATCTTCACTAACGTATTTCTTAGGTAGTTCTACACCTTCGTTTTCATATAACTTTCTTAAGTTAGTATTAACGTCTTCAATTGTATCTCCACCTAATTGTGATTTTAAGACATTTATAGTGTCTTTATAGTCGTCTAGTTCACGATTAACTTTACGCATCTTTCTAGCGACTCTTCTATCAGCAATTTCATTTACTTTTTGATTAAATTCTTCATCAGTATAGAATTTGCCTTGAGGTTCTTCTGTAGTTTCTTGTTCGACTGTTTTTGATTCTTCTTTAACTTCTTCTTGAGCCTCTTCTTGAACTGTTTCTTCTTCAGTTAGTTCTTCTGAATTTTCAATCTCTTCTGAGATAAGTGTTGAACTATTTTCCATAATTCTCTTCCTTTCTATTTTTTACGAGTTTGCTTCTCTCATCATTCTTTAAAGTCTTTTATGCTGGACTAGGACGGTGAACTCTCATTAGATTTCCCTAACTCGAGTCATATAGGGAGGACTATTGTCCTCTAAATTTATTAGATACGTCAGTCATACCACTATCAGCTCCGTATCCTGTCATTTGTGCTTGGTCTAATGCTTGAGCCATTAAGGAAGAACCTTCGTCTTGGATATTAGCCATATTTTCAGCATCTACCATTTGTGCATTAGCCATATCCTTCATTTGTTCTCCTTCTAATTGCATTGCATTAATTTGAGCTTTTTTTTCTTTTCTTTCATTTAAGATTTTTTCTAGTTTAGTCTTAGGCATTACTGAATCAGCGTCTAAGCTTTCAACATATTCTTCAAAATCAATAAATCCACCAGTCATTAAGTTTTCTAGTGATAACTCTTGTGCATATCTATCATATGCACCTCTTGGAGTAATATCGACTTTAACAAATGTTTCTAATCTAGACATTACTTTACTATCGACTTTTTCTTCTATTATTGTTTCTTCACCAGTTTGAAAATCTTTTATTGTAGAAAAAACTACTAAATCTTTTGAATTTTTCTTCCAATATTCAAACCAAATTCTAGCAATATCTTCTAAGTATTTCTTTAAACTTATAACTTGGTCAGTTAAAGGTTGATTTTGTGCTTGTTGTACTGCTAAAATTGCACGTCCTGAAGCACTTGAAGGGTCTAAGTTACCAGTAGTTGCTTCTGATACGTTAGATAAGTCTTTAGATAGATTAATTAATTCAGCTTGTACTTTTTCAGCGTCAGTACTCATTTGTGCTGGATTTGTACTCATAAATACGTCAGAAGCTCTTAAATTACCAACGTCTTTAAAAAATACTGTAGCACCAACTTTGTTTACTGCACTCTTATCTGAAATAGCGTCTTCATTAACAACTTTTTGAGGATAAGCAGTATTTTTTACTGTTATCAAACGTCTCATTATTGTTTTATTTATTTCTATTTGATTAGGTTTTAAGTATTCAACCTCTCCTATACCTCTAGCACTACCTTCTCTATCTTCCCAATTAAATATTGCAAAAGGATATAGTTTAATCCCCATTTTTTCATCTTTAATAAAATCTACATATTTAATACCTTTTGAATAGTGAACTTCTCCATCTTTGTCTTTCCAAAACTTAGTTAATACCCAAATTTTATCTTCTAATTCTTCTTTATTTCCTGAAATAGTAGAAGTATCATTATCGCCGACTACATATTCTAAATATTTAGGGTCTTCTTTTTCTACCATTCTTCTAACTTCCATAATTGGAAGTCTTTGACGAACTAAAATAAATGGTTGGCTTTGAATATCGTCCGAGTTTTCGTCACCAAACATAATATCAACTGCTTTAATTGTGTGATTAATAGGTCTTTTATCTTCATAATCTACATAACATATTGAACAGCCTTCAATTCCAGCAATTTTTGACCATTTTTTAACTTTATAATCCATTTGGTCAAAATCCCATATCTTAGAAGCATATTTATTTAAGCTCTTACAAACGTTTTGAGCATTTTCGATAAATTGCTCGTTATCTCCATTTTCAGGGCTGTAATTGATTGCAAATAGGTTCTCAGTAACTATTGCAGTCTTTTGATTTACTATTTGTTTAACAATATTCAAGCAAACAGGCGATACAGAATTAGATAATTTTAAACCTTCCCATTGATTTCCTATATAAAAATTATTAAATTGGTCTATTTTAGAATAGTAATTTTGACCTTGAAGATAATTTAATTGTTTTTCGTATATTTTCCAATTTTCTGCCTTTTCTAATTCTTCTAAGTCCATATTACACCTCCTCTGGGACTTCCTCTTGTCCTAAACCAGTTCCGTCATAAGTATCTATGTTTCTAAGCATTACAACGGTAGCATCGTCCAATTCTTGCCCATTTTTTTCTCTTTTTTTCTCTTTTTTTTCTATAATTTTAACTTTTTCTTTAACTTTTTCAGGTTTACCACAGTAAAATCCTAAGCCAAAAGCTAAAATCATAAAAATTCCTTCAATTATTAACTCCATTATTCATCCTTCTTTTTTGATTTTTTAGGTTTTTCTTCTATTTTTTTATCAATTTTAGTATTGACTTTTTCTTCTTTTTGTGCATATCTTTCTCTAAAAACTCTTTTTTTCATAATTAACCTCCTAAATTGGTATTATTTCTTCTCCATAATCTCCAGTTGGTGGTTTTTCATCACTAAAACCGAAGAATTTCTTTTGAATTGTTTCTTTTTCACTAGCTCTAGGTCTAGAAATACAAAAATATCTAAAAGCATCGCAAATATGAGTAATTTCGTGTGGTTCAGTAGCACAGTCGTTAGGGTCTTTCTCATCGTGTTGCATTTGTGGTAAACAACGGATAAGATTCTTACAATTTGAGAAAATCTCAACTTTTGCAGTCTCTATAGGTTCACCAGTTTGTTCATTACGTGTTTTTGTAACCCTTAACCACTCTTTTACATTTAACCAACCGTCTACTCTATTATTTGAAGCTTTTGTAAACACTAATCCATTTTGTCTAAATATTTCTGCTGTAGATTTACCAGTATCTCTATTTCTACCCCAAAGGTCAGGTGGAGCATATATCGCTTTATACTCACGATTTCTCATTTGAGACTTTAATGTTTGAGATGCTTCACTAACAATTAAGTTAGGTTTATATATCTCGTTATAAACATAAGCCTTACCTCTTGTATCCATAGCGATAAATAAAACAGCAAACATATCTAAACCATAGTCTAACGCTATATAACGATTCCAAGTTCTAGGAATTTCAAACGGTTCAACGATATGTATATCTCTTCTAAATTCAGGAAAAAATTGACCGTCGAATACGTCCCAATTACCATATAGCATTGCTTGTTTTCTATCTTCAGGAAGATTCTCTAATACTCTTACGTAATTAGGGTCATATTCCATAAGATATTTATTTTCATATACATTTGAAGGTATAAACAAATAATCATCAGGATTTTCAGTACCACGATAGTCTTTATCAATGAATAAACGTTTAACCCAAGCGTGTCCTACACCTCCAGGGTTACACGTAAAATACATACGAGGTACAAAAGGGTCTTTCATATTTCCACTCATACGATTTGATTCTGATAATGACTGAAATTGAAATTCAGTAAATAATGTAGCCTCTTCCATAGTGATTACTTCATAGGCTTGACCTTGATATTGTAAAACGTCTTTTTCAGCTTCACAATAACCAAGAACTATACGAGAACCATTAGGAAATATAAATTCCTTAGTAGACTCCTTATATTGAGCTATACCTTTTAACATTTTTTGTAGTTGTAATACGTGGTTTTCTCTTAATTCTTTCAAAGTTCTTCTTAATAGAAGTATTTGAATACCAGGATAATTTAATGCTAGAAGTATCATTTTAATTCTTGATACGTGTGATTTACCACCACCTCTAGCACCTCCATAACAAGTATATTTCTTTGTAGATTTACAAAATTCTACTTGCTTTGGATATAATTCACCTAAATCAAGTTCCATTACTTAGCCAATTCTGCTAAATCGCCACTTAATTTTACAACTACAGCTTGATTAGAAGTAGATTCGCCTCTCATCAATGCTTGTTTTTCATACAAAATACCATAAGCTATTGCAACGTCCTTAACACTTTTAGATGCATCTGGGTCGTCTAATAGCTTATCAACTTTATCTAATGCTTTTTGAGTTGTACGAGTATTTGTCATTAATAAATTCTTCCTTTGTTCTGCTAAGAATGTATCTGTCATTTTTAGATACTCTTCTGGTTCTTCGGTTCTAAACTTATTAACTATATATCGTACAGTCTCGTGTCCTCCAAATTTGTGTTCCCTAGCAACTGCATTAAATGACCCTAAACGGATATAATCAGCAACTACTTGGTACTTTTCTTCATTTGTGAGGTTTAATCTCTTGTTTGACATATAATCACTCCTTTAATAAGCACCATTAAGCAATACAGGTCTTTAAAGTTAGGAAGATATATGGTTCCCATATTGCTTAATGCTACCCATTAGAGTAGCTGGTGCTGGAAAATAAAAGTATTGGGAGAGGATTTTCACCTCTTTTCTGTTTAATAAGCACCATAGAATAGATATATGTAGGTGTCGAACCTACTTAAAGAGTTGGTCTTACTCTTTTAATACCTTACTGATTAAAGGAACTAACCTATACCGATAGGATATATATCTACTCTATGCTACCCATTAAGGTAGCACCTTTTACAGAAGGAAGAATGACTGAGAGCTTCTGGAGTGAACTACAAGCCCTCAGGTATTCGCCCTTTTGTTTTAAAAAATTTTTTTTGAGGAAGCCATTTTGTTTCTGGAAAATTTATCAGAGATTTATTTATTTGTAGATATATACTACAGCTCTCCCCCTCACAGCGTACCCTCTATAATGGAGGTATACGCCCCCCCTGTTTAATATGCAACTGAAAATAACTTCCTATAATATGCATTATGTTAACTTCTACCCCTAAAGCATAACACAAAAGATATATAACACGCTATACAATAGGCTTTTTTATTTTTCGGCTTTTCGTGTCTTCTTCTTTTGTCTTCTGGTGTATCCTATAACGTTATATTTAACCATAACCAAAAACGAAATAAAAACGCTATCAAGAAATAAAATGCTTTGTGTTATTCTCTTATAGGTTAAAACGTATATTGTCTTATATTGTCTATAGTGATATTTTATAACTTTTCCCCACGTTTTCCCCTTGTTCCTATCTTTTGGCAGGGGGTCGGCTTCTGTGTCAATCTTCTACAATTAAATTATAACACAAAAAAAACGCAACAAAACGCAACAAAAAAGGATAAATAAAACAAGAAAGAAAACATATACGTAGTATATGTAAAAGAAAGAATAAATTTTTTTATTTTTTTCTTGACTTAATACCAAGTTATATGATACAATGTAATTGTCAAAGGGAAAAACCAAGACAAAAAAAGCAAGTTGTAAATACTTGATAAAAATATTTAGAAAGAAGGAATTAAGATGAAAGAAAAGAAATACAGAGTAGTTATGGAAGGAATCACAGAATCAGATGACATAATAATAGAACACAATCTAACACTAAAAGAAGCCGAAAAAGTAAAAAAAGAGTGTGAAGAAAAAGATTGGTTATACTACTATGTAATAAAAGAAGAAAAGGATGAGCAATAAGATTATCCTGATAATGAGAGGTGAAGAAAATAGTTGACTTAATATTTAAGTTATGCTATAATTGCATTAGCAAGGACGGAAAAGGTCAAGCGTATAAGTTATATAATATATACCTGGTGAGAAGTTAAATCTCAATGCTAAGCACACCAGAGCCAACAATAACGAGGACAATATAAAACCTATTCAGAAGATGCTAAAAAAATTATACTTGACTTAGTGATTAAGTTATGCTATAATTAAATTGTCAATGAGAGATTGGCATTAAAAAAATACTTGACTTAATAGCAAGTAAAATAATCATAAAAAGGAGGAAATTATTATGAAATATGATTATTATGAAGCAGTAAAGGAAGACATTAAAAATTATTTACAAGAGAATTATACAATTGAGGAGGTAGAAGAATATAAAGAAGATAACTCTGAATTATATGATACATTATTTATAGAAGATGCTATCACTGGGAACGCTTCAGGTTCTTATACTTTCAATACTTGGAAGGCTGAAGAAAATATAAGCCACAATTGGGATTTAATCGAAGAAATGTTAGACTATTTCGGAGAAAATGACGTAAATATTAGCGAAAAAGGCGCTGAATGGGTGGATGTTTCTATCCGTTGCTATGTATTAGGGCAAGTATTAGAAAATGCTATCTCTGAATATTTAGAAGAGGTGTAAAAGATGCTTAAATATAATTACATTTTAAAAGATATTAACGGAGAGCCATTTTCTCTAGTTAGTGATAATTCAGATATTAAAGAATTTTTAAAACATATTAACGGAGTTTATAAAAAAATAGCGTGGATTTATCAAAAAAATCGTGAAAAAAATACTACTAAAGAATATTTAATACATCAAAACAACGGTTTTATTACTGAATACGCTTTAATATATAAAAATGGTAAAAAAATGATATAGGAGGGAATTATGAAAAAGTTATATTTTAAAAAATGGGTTCAAAATATTTTAGTTGGTGTTGAAGTAGTGCTTTTTATCCTATTTTGTAGCATCTCAGACAGTTTAACAGCACCGATAGCATTATATATAATTATTGGCTTATTAATATCTATAATTGGCTTATTATTGGTTAAATATGGAAGATTTGAAGAAAAGGAGGAAGAGGAGTAAAAGGGGAGTTTTCCCCTTAACCTCAAAAATTATGAAAAAATATAGGGCAATTTTAAATATTGGATATAAAAATGAAAATATTATTCATTTTGATAAATTAACAAATAAACGTTTTTTGGAATTGTTAGAACAAGAAAATTATATTTTGCTATATTATAGCGATTTTTTAAAAAAATATGTTGTTTTTGACAATTCAAGCAAATTAAATAACCATCAAAAAGAAATTTTTAATGTAAATATAGATATTTATTGTAATAAAGAGGTGTAAAAATGAAAGATATTTATGAAAGTTTTGACGAAACTATAGGAATAATTGGAAATATTGATAGTCTAATTGATTATATTAAATATAATGAATCAATTAATATGTGTGAGTACGAAGAAATATTAAAAGAGTTAGAAGAATTAAGAAAAGAAGAAGGGCACGATATAATTGTTAGAGTGTATGATTATAATGGCTTAGATTATAATTATCAATTTTGGGTAGATAGTGAAAGAATTGAAGCCGATTATATTAAAAAGATAAAAGAAGAAAATAGCAAAGAGGTGTAAAATGAAAAAGTTATATTTTAAAAGCTGGGTTAAAGACGCTTTAATGGTCTATGAATTAGTCTTAACAATGGCTTTAGGTGGTGTTGCTGATAATGTTGATGCACCTATTGAAATTATAATTATTATTGGTTTATTAATAATTATTAACGCTATATTATTATTAAAATACGGAAAGTTTGAGGAGGAATAAAAAATGGAAACTATAAACGATAAATTTAACAAATTATCATACGCTATTAACGCTGTTATGGCTT